ATGGGAAAGAAATCCGTCAATAACCTGTACAAGCCTATGTTAGAACATAGCAATGTTGAGCAAAAATTTCATAAAGCAGCAAAGGGCAAGACAGAGCGTCCGGACGTTGCGGTGATATTAGAGCCGACCAACATTCAGAGACATGTCAAGAACGTCGTCGAGCAACTTGAGAACACTGCACCGGAGGGGTACGACGTACCACATCCGGAAAAGGCATGGAAACCATCAAGACACGGAAAAGTCTGCATCAACGAGGGAACAAGCAGGAAAGTGAGAATGATTGAGAAACCTCGATACAATTATGAGCAGGTGATTCATCACATTGTCGCCTCTGCGTGTTATGACATTTTCATGAAAGGGATGTATGAGTTCCCATGTGGGAGCGTACCGAACAGGGGTGCTCATTATGGGAAAAAGTACATCGAGAGGTGGATTCAGCGAGACAAAAAGAACTGCAAATATGTTCTCAAGATGGATATTCGACACTTTTTCGAGAGTGTTGACCATGATGTCTTGAAAGCGTGGCTCAAGAAGAAAATCAGAGACGAGAGAATGTTGTACATCCTCGAACTGATAATTGATGGGAGCGAGGTCGGGTTGCCTTTAGGGTTTTACACATCGCAGTGGTTGTCAAATTTCATGTTGCAGCCTCTCGACCATTTCATCAAAGAGCAGTTGAAAACAGTGCATTATATCCGGTATATGGATGATATGGTGGTGTTCGGAAAGAACAAAAAGGAACTTCACAGGATGCAGCAGGAGATTGAGAGATTCTTGCGAGAAAAGTTCAACTTGCAGATGAAAGGAAACTGGCAGGTGTTCCGGTTTGATTACACAGAGAAAAAGACCGGAAAGAGAAAAGGGAGACCACTCGATTTCATGGGATTCCAGTTCTATCACGACAAGACGATTCTGCGGGAAAGCATCATGTTGAGTTGTACACGGAAAGTCAACCGTGTCGCAAAGAAAGAGAAAATCACATGGTACGATGCGACCGCAATTCTGTCATACATGGGTTACTTGAGCAATACAGACACATACGACATGTACCTGCAAAGGGTCAAGCCTTATGTGAATGTTAAGAAATTAAAGAAAATAGTTAGCAAACATTCAAAGCGAAAGGAGCGAGAAAAACATGAAAGAATGGAGAGAAGTGTTCGGAACGGAGGCAGAACAGCCGGAGGAGTTCGACACAACAGCATCACCGACAACGGTGTATCAGAGACGCAATATCAAGAAAGCAACGAAAGAGGATGCAGACGGAAAGAAAATCACCGGATGGCAGCGAGAGGAGCGTGAGATGTCACGGGAGGAATATGACAGATTGACACTCATGCAGGAGGTTGTTGCATCCAACACAACAGGAATCGTTGAATCCGTGACACAGTTTCAGAAAGATGCAGTCATTGACGAATACACACAGCAGTTGATTGAGGAGGGGTTGATTTAGTATGAAAATGCTTGTTGAAAGTCTCAAAAGAATGTACAAAAAAGGCACTCTCACAAAGGAACAGATTTCCGAGCGTGTCTCAAAGGGTAGTATTTCAGTGGATGAATATGAATACATCACAGGGGAGGCATACTCTGGCGGTGGTGCAGAATGAGTCCGCTTGAAATAATATCACGATTGTGTGATGTGACGGAAACTCTATCCGCAATCGTGAAAAAGCAGCAAACAATCATTGAACAGTCGAAAATCGAGGAGGCGGTCAGAGTGGAACTCCGGCAGGAGGTAGAGGAGACAGACAGGGAGATGGATGTTCTCGAATATCACATGCGGAAATACTGCGACACCGACGACCTCGAGGCGGCAGAGTTCGGAAAGGAGAACGCCGTTGACGATTGAATTATCCCTGTTGCTCTCCGGAGTATCTGTTGCATTTGCAATCTTTTTCGGAATCTGTTCCAAGCAGAGAAGTGAGAAAAAGGACACACAGGAAGATGCAGAACAGAGAGCAACAACCGACACAATGGTGATGGTGAAACTTGAGAACATTGCAGATGACCTCAAAGACATCAAGCGGGAATCGAGAGAGAACCGTGAGGAGATGAAAACATTGAGAGAGCGTGTTGTCATAGTGGAACAGTCACTCAAGAGTTATCACAAGAGACTGGACGGAGAACAACATTCCGACCGATAACAGGAGGGCAGGGAACAGGCAAGAATCAACCTCACAGAAAAGAGGCAATACATGAGAATGACAGAACAGGAACGACGCATCAGAATCCGGCATCTGAAAAGAGTGTACCGGATAAGGGAGCGAAAAGAGAGACATGACAAAAAGGTGTCCGGTCTGTTCATGAAACGTGTTGTATTCACTTTGATTCTTGCAGCATTTATCTTTACAGTCGTGATGATATTTGTGTTTTTACGGATGGGTTCAGAGCCGTCGACACTGATTGAGAATGTATTCAGATTTCTTTCAGTTGAGGGCGGTGCAATGGCACTCATTAAGTCTGTGAAAACGGTCAAGGGAACAAAGTCAAACGGAGAAATACAACACAATGACGAACCGGAACAGGATGACGAGGAGGTACAAGGATGAAATACATCGTCGAGAATTGGTTTGTGATTGTGGGTCTGATTGCGGTATGTGCAGCGGGAGGATATGCAGTATATGTTTTCGTGAAAATGCCGTCAGACAAGCAGTTGAACAAAGTGAGAGAATGGCTGCTCTATGCAGTCACAAAGGCAGAAAAAGAACTGGGAGGCGGTACAGGTCAAATCAAGCTGCGTTATGTATATGACATGTTTGTCGCAAGGTTTGCGTGGCTTGCGAGAGTGATTTCTTTTGAGACTTTTTCGATGATGGTCGACGAGGCACTTGAGAGAATGAAAAAGATGCTTGAGAGCAACAAAGCGATGCAGACGCTTGTGAGCGGTGAGGCAGGTGAGGTCAATGAGTAAAATCGTAGACTTTTTCATGCAGAACGCAAGGACAATCGGGATTGTGTACGTTGTGGGTGCGGTTGTCGTATTTTTAGCGATGACAGCGTTTTACATTTGGGTCGACAGGGCAAGTAAAAAGGAACAGGAGCTTTACTATGACGAATATTATTATCCGGATGACGAATTTGCGGAAAAAATGTCGGTGGTAGTATGGTTCATTCTTTCATTGGGATGTGCGATTTTATGGGTCGGTATTCCGTTACTGATTTGCGGGTTGATTGCGTACACAGAACTTGAGGAACATTGTCCGGAACTTATGGGAGACATGACGGACAGAAACACAGAAGAATTTGACAAGGAGGAAAACAAATGATTTCAAATTGCGGACATGATGAAAATAACAGATACAGCGGAGGAAAGGCAGGAGACCAGACAGGTACAGAGTGGAGGGTTATAAATTGGTATAACAGACCGTGGAAATGTGTCCTCCGTCATCCGGATACAAAGGTCAGAAAAATGATTGCGAGCATGGCAAAGGCAGCAGCAGTCAACAATAAAATCGGATATGACCAGTCAGAGAGATACACATTTTGGGAGCATCTCAAGGCATCGAATTACGACCCTGCACAAATCACGATTGCATGTGAGGCAGATTGTTCATCCGGTGTCACTGCAATCGTAAAGGGTGCAGGTTACAGACTGGGAAATGAGAAAATGAAGAATGTGAGCATTTATCTCTATACCGGAAACATGAGAGCAGGTCTCAAGGCAGCAGGATTCGAGGTGTTGACAGATAGCAAATATCTGACATCGGATGCGTATTTGCTTGAGGGAGACATCACCCTCAATGACAATGCTCACGTTGCAATAAACCTCACGGACGGGGCAAAGTCATCCGGAACAGGTGCATCCAACACAACAACAGTCAAGAGCAATGCAAAGGTCGACGTTGCACACGGGTTCAACAAGAGCCTTGCAGGAACTTACAAGGTGACTGCATCCGGATTGAATCTCCGTGCGGGAGCAGGAACAGGAAAGTCAATCCTTGCGGTGATGAAAAACGGTGAGAAAGTCCAGTGCTATGGATATTATAACGATTGCAACGGTGTGAAATGGTTGTATGTGGTTTACAAGAACATCGTCGGATATGCGTCAAGCAAGTATTTGAGCAAATAGGAGGGAAAATCATGTTATACTATTTAGGCAAAGGAACAGAGTTCAAGAAAGAGGACTGCAAAGAGTACAAGACCATTGAGGGAGCAATGAAAGCAGCAGCAAAGGACGAGAGTTTTGTTGTGTGGGATGAAAACGGAAACGTCATCGGCTCACTCACGGACAATGTTCCGGATGGAGCATTGCAGACGAATCCGGACGGCAGCGTCAACACATACGATGCGGACGGAAACAAGGTCGGAACAGTCGATGCGGAAACCGTTGAGAAAATGACAACATTTGAGAGTGACGAGGATGCAGCAGGGCAGCAGGAGGACGCAGAGGACGGGGGAACAGCCTCAAACGATGCAGAGACGACAAATCCTCCGTCTGAACCGGAAACGGGCGAGAATGGGGCAAATACAGAGCCACAGGAGGCAGAGGACGAGCCGGAGGACAAAGTCATCATCCCGCAGGGAAAAATGAAAGTGACGGTCATTTGCGACGGCTCACTCAATATCAGACGTTCCGCAGCGTGGGGCAATGAGAACATCTGCGGTCGTGCTATCAGAGGACAGTCATATTATGTGAAAGAGATTCATGTTGTGGACGGAAAGAAGATGGTCAGAACAATCGGCGACCTTTACCTCTCCGGAGAATCGGAGCATGTACAATTCGAGCAGTTATGA